TATCGATTACTTTAAGGCTAACTACCCAGACATCTATAAGAAGCTTGAGAACATGGCACGACTCAATGAGTCTGCTGCCAATGTTGAGGCATACCTTTCAGGAACTGCTTGGGCTAAAGATGTTAACCAAAGAACTTATGCACTTATTGGTGCAGCCGAACTTGCCAATGGTCTCAAGTTAGATCAGGCAACCAAAGATACTTACCGAGATCAATACCTTGCCAAAGTCAAGAGCATGGATGAGATCAAGTATGACATTGGTCTAAAGACTATTGCTCAGTTCCAGTTGGATACAGTTAAGCCAGATGTTGCTAACTCTATCCGTGCAGGAAATACTTTTGCTCAGGCTGCTGCTGACTACATCGAGATCTATCGTAAGAACCTTGAGATTGCCTCATCTGCCTTTAAGATAGATGATAAGCAATTCCAGACACTTCTTATCAGTTCATCTAATATCAGCGACTTTGAGAAGAAACTTCGCCGGACTGACCAGTATCTATCTCAGCCTAAAGTTCAGCAACAGATCAATGCCAATAAGATTATGGTTACTACAAAGTATCGTCAGTTTGGCTTGGCACTTACTGCATCAGCAGCAGATAACCTTGCAAAGAATGTTTTCCTTGGAGATACATCCAACGAACAGATTGATGAGAACCTTCGCCAAGAAGCGGTTAAGTTGTTCCCAGCATTCCGTGATCGTATCCTCAACGGAGAGTCACCACTATCTATCGCAAGCCCTTACATTGGTGCAATCTCTCGTATCCTCGAGGTTCCAGAGGGTTCACTAGATCTAGAGGATCCAACAGTTCGTAAGGCAATGATTGGTTCAACAACAACTGTCGGAGACAAGACATCGTCAACAGTCACTCCATTGTGGCAGTTCGAGCAAGACCTATACAAAGACAGCCGTTGGCAATACACAGCCAACGCAAGAGCTAAAGCCGACAGCATCTTAGTTGATGTCGGTTCAAGATTCGGAGTGATTCCATAATGGCAGAAAAAGTAACGGCTAAGTCCGGAGATACCCTTTCCGGTATTGCAAAGGCCAATGGCACTACTGTTGCCCAGATCCTTGCCGATAATCCAACGCTTGCAGCTCGAGCATCAGCAGGACAAACAGTTCTTTTTAGTGGAACTAAAGTAAACATTACAGCTCCTCAGCAAGCAACCAATCCTTATGCCGCTGCAACATCAGGCCCTGCCGCAGGTGCAGGAACAGGACTTGGAACAGCATCTAACCCAATTACTAATGCCGGAACAGTAAATACTACAACTCTTGAAGGAATTGCTAAAGCATCTGGAACTGGTACTGGAACTACTAAAACTGATGGCACAGGAGATCAACCACCTGCCGGTAAAAAAGAAGTTTCTCGAGTAACCAATAAAGACGGAACAATAACCATCACATATGATGATGGAACTACAGAAACCGTAGGAACGCCTACTGGTAAAAAAGTAGTCCGTACTTACTTCTCAGGATCCGGTGCAGCTCGTATTCAGATTACTGAATATGACGATGGAACCACAGATCAGATTCCTGCTCCTGAGCAAGCAGCAGGTATGACACCAGAAGATGTCAATAAACTTATTCAATCTGCTATTGCCAATCAAAATGCAGAATTCCAGAAGATGCTTGCTGCACAACAGAAGGCACTTGAAACTGCTAAGGCAGAGCAGGTAGCAGCCCAGCGTAAGTCAGCATTCGATGTTATCAGGGAACGCTTTACCCAGATGGGTATTAAAGAGGTTGGAGATGACATTGCTGCAATCTTTGCTGGCAAAGGCACAGATCGTTTTGGCAAGGCATTTGATGAAATTCCTACAACTTCAGAAGGTTTCTACCTTCAGTTGATTAACACCAAGTCTTACTATGAACGCTTTGGTAAGGTTAATGAAGCTCGTCTCAATGCTGGATACAAAGCACTAGATGAGAAGACAATCGTTGGAATGGAAGATGAATACCAGAAGGTATTGACTTCATACAATATGCCAACAGGCTTTTACGATCAGACAACAGACTTTCAATCTTTCCTAAAGAACAACCTAACCAATGTCGATGTTGCAAACATCATTCAGGCATATCGTGACTTTGTAACTACAGGCACAGATTCCAATGTTCGTAAGCAACTTAAGGATCTATACGGTATCGGTGATGAAGCACTTACTGCATATATGATTGATCCAGCAAAGGGTCAGGGAATCCTTGAGCAAATTGCTGGCAAGAACATGAATACAGCAGCAGCTCTTATCGAAGGTCTAACAGCAGAAGAAGCTAATATGGCTCAGACCTACGGTGCAGGATCTCTTGGCTACGGATCACAACGCCAGAAGTATTCACAGGTTCAGCGTGAACTCCAGACAACTGGAAACCTTGCTGCTATCTATGGTGAGAACTTTGGAGCCAAGGAAGCAATCGCTGCCGAGTTTGGTGGAGATGTTCAAGCACAGGCACAAGCAGCACGAATTAAGGCAACAGGTCAAGCAGCATTCGGTGGCACAAGTGGCATCGGATCTAAGGCACTAAGAACTAAAACAGTTTAAGTAACAGGGTGATTGGCAATCATCCGGGTTCGAGACCCGGACACCCACTCCATCTCTAGAAATGCCGGAACTTGAGATGAGTATAAACCCGGAAGTTGGAGCCAATGCATTTCCCCGATTGCATTGCGGCCAGCGACTAACATGAAAAGGGAGTAGGACAAATGTCCAATTACGAACTGGAAGAGGATGACTTCGAACTTGATTCGAACGATGTTCTCGGACAACTACGCAAGGCCAATAAGGCAAAAGAAAAGCAACTGAAGGAAATTCAGGAAGAGCTTTCCAATTTGCGTAAAGAAAAACGAGAGAGAACTATCTCAGAAGTCCTTACAGCTCGAGGAGTGAATCCGAAGATTTCGGCTTTCATTCCACAGGACATCGACCTCACGGAGGAATCGTTGTCGTCATGGCTTACTGAATACGGAGATGTATTCGGTGTGTCACAACCAAACCAATCAAATCCAGCAATACCAGAAGGTTTTGTAGATAGCTACAAGAAGGCTCAGTCAACTGTAGACGGCGGCATTAGTGCTGATCGTGAACAGATGATTCAAGCCCAGATGGATGAGGCCGCTGCAAAGGGGCCCGAAGCATTGAAGCAGTTATTTTCTGATCTTGGTAAAGCTGGGTACTAACCCAGAAAGGCGGTGCCATAAATGGCAACCACTCAAATCTCTGGTGTAGGCAACTTAGTAGTCAATGCATATGACACATATGTAAGAGCTGCACTCCGCTCACTTCCTGTCATGCGTTCAGTCGCAGATGTACGACCAGTAGCCCTCACCAACCCGGGAACTACTCTCAAGTTTGCAGTTTACTCAAACTTGGCAGCAGCAACCACAGCATTAACAGAAACATCCGATGTAACACCTCTTGCATTGGCAAACCCATCACAGGTAACAGTTACTGTTACTGAATACGGTAATGCTGTTGAGCAGACAGAGAAGGTCAACATGGCCACATTCTCTTCTATCGACACCATGATCGGTGATGCGATTGCTTACAACGCTGCTGATACTTTGGATCAGCTAGTTGCAACAGCACTTACATCTGGCTCAGTAGTTAAGTACGGCGGAACCCGTACATCAACAGCTACACTTACAGCTTCAGATGTTCTTTCAACATCAATGCTTCGTAAGGCACAAACAGAGCTTCTTGAAGCTAACGCTCAACCTCGTGTTGGTGACCTTTACACATTGTTCATCCACCCACGCCAAGCTTTCGACCTTCGTGCCGAGACTGGTTCAGGCGGATTCGTGGACATCCACAAGTACACAACTGAAAATGTTGGAAACCTATTGACAGGCACCATTGGTGTTCTTGAAGGCTTCCAAGTTGTTCAGACATCTCGTGTACCTTCAGCAACATCAGGTGCATCTTCTGCTCGAGTTTACTCAGCAGTTGCTGTCGGTAAGGAAGCTCTTCTTGAGGCTAATGTCTACGATGTGCAAACAGTCGTGGCTCCTCAGATTGACATCCTTCGCCGTAAGTCAGCCCTCGGCTGGAAGTACTTCGGTGGCTGGGGCATCTTCCGTGATGCAGCAGTCGTTCGTTTGGAAACAGGCGGATCAGCTCTCTAGTAGAGCATTAGTTGAGGGGGGCAGGGCAACCTGCCTCCCTCTCTATTAACAAGGAGAATCATGGCAACATATACATTTTATCCACCGCAGGTAATGGAAGGCTATCCATTGGCCGACAAGTGGTGGCGTAGAGTTGTATCCCAGCGAGGGGTAGCTGTGATTATCGAGAATGGTCAAGTCTCTTTATCAAGAGCAGTTACAGAAGATGAACTAAAAGATTATGATTATGTGTTCCTCGGTGGGCGAGGTCACATCGTGAATGAAGCCACGAAGGATATTCTTGTAGCACAAGGTTTCCAGATCAGAACTCAGGCTCAAGCCGACTCTGATTCAAACATAGCCCATAACGGATTTTTAGTAGAAAAGACAAAGAAAGAAATTTCTAACACATATAATTCAAATGGAACGAGAACGATTAGATATGACGATGGTAGCTCAGAACTCGTGTAGAACAGGATGCCCCACTCAGGATCATGCTAACTGGGGTGAGTGCCTAAAGCAATCAGGTCTACAGGTTAATACCGGAGATGCAAACAGTTCTCGCCTAATGTCACAGAAGAAGTGGGATGCAGAGTTAAACGCATACAAGTCTGCAATCGATCAAGGCATCGAACCAGCTTCAACAAACATGAAGGATATTCGTGGTGCAGTCGAACTAAGCAACTTAGCCGGTAAGGCATTCGACTCAACCGATAACTCATTTAAGGACTGAGCATGACAACCATAATCGGGATTCAAGGTAAGGGCTGGGGATTGATTGCAGCCGAATCCCTGATAGTTGGTGCAGATCAGAAGTTTATTGCTACCGGTATGGATAAGGTAGTTGAAAAGGGTGAGTATGTAATCGCCTTTGCTGGCGATGCAATCGCCGGGGATATAGCCCTACACAGTTGGAATGCTCCTAAGATTCCACGAGGTGTGAACCTAGATAAATTTATGATGACAGATTTATTGCCATCACTTAAGCAAGCATACGCAGACTATGGATACGATCCAGCACCTAAGACTGCCGATAACGATCCTAAAGATGGATCAGGTTTTGATGCATTGATCTGCCTTCGAGGAAAGATTTATCAAATTGATAATGACTTCTCTTGGGTAAGAGATGACCGTGGAATATACGGAGTTGGATCTGGCAGTTCATATGCACTCGGTGCATTGGCCAGAGCCACACTATCCCCAACGAATACAAGAACAGCAGCTAATGAAGCTCGTAAGGCAATAGAGATTTCCATCTCGTTTGACATAAACAGCGGTGGGAAAGTCAAAGTCATCACTCAGAGGGAGAAGCAAATGTCAGTTAAAGGCGAGAAGTACAAGTCAATGGCGGCCAAGAAGAAGCACGAAAAGATGGAAGGCCCAGCAATGCGTAAGAAGGAATATGGTTCTTCAAAGATGAAGGCTATGCCTAAGAAGATGGGCAAGAAGAAGTAATGAAGCCAGCAAAGGTCAAGAAGGTTATGAAGGAGTTCAAATCAGGAACTCTTCACTCAGGATCTAAAAAGGGCCCTGTAGTTAAATCTCGCAAGCAAGCAGTTGCTATTGCGATGTCAGAGGCAGGAATGTCCAAGAAGGGCAAGAAGAGTGGCGGAAAGAAAAAGTAAACCAGACTCTCGCCTAAAGGCGGCAGGTGTATCAGGTTTTAATAAGCCAAAGAAAACTCCATCACACCCAACGAAATCTCATGTTGTGGTCGCAAAGGTTGGAGACAAGGTGAAGACAATTCGCTTTGGGCAGCAGGGTGTATCTGGAGATAAAACTCCAACAGCACGACAGAAATCATTCAAAGCTCGTCATGCTAAGAACATCGCCAAGGGCAAAATGTCAGCAGCCTATTGGGCAGACAAGGTGAAGTGGTGAAAAAGAAAACAGCATTCTGGGATAAAAAGAATCCCAATAAAAAATCTACTCCATTGACTCCGGCACAGAAAGCAAAAGCTAAGGCTTCTGCTAAGAAGGCTGGAAGACCGTATCCAAATTTAGTAGATAACGCAGCAGCAAAGAGAAAGGCTAAGTAATGGCAACTGGTACCAACGGAAGCACACTCCATGCAGAACTTAATCGCCTCGCTAATGGTGGCACCTATCCTGCTATCCAGTCATATGTAGGTGCAGCTAAGGCTGCAAACACTTGGGCTGGAACTACAGGACTTAGCGTTGTTGGTGCCTTAAATGTTAAGGCTGGAAATACTCGGCCTAATTACAAAGACCTTCGTGGGGTCTGCAATCAACTTGGTGGAACTACTGATAAGGCTGCTGCCGCAGCCCTGAGAGCAAGGTCTTCATGACAACAACATTTAGCGGAATAGTAGAACGAGTCCTTGGGCAGATCCAGAGTTATGGGGCCCAGCAAGAGACTGCTACTTGGATCAACCAATCCGGTGGAATTGCATCAACCACAGCCACAGACTTCGTAGTAAATGAGACTGCTCAGATGGGCCGTGGCATCATCGAGGTTGGCTCTGAACTGATGTATGTAGACCGGACAGACAACCTAACTAAGCAGGTCTACCTTGCCCCTTGGGGTAGGGGTTTTAGAGGCACCACAGCCTCTACAGCGGCCAATCAGACCAAGGTAGTAATTGCACCTCAATACCCACGCTTCATGGTCAAGCAGGCTATTAACGACACAATTTTGGCTGTCTACCCAGAACTCTTTGGAGTAGGCACACACACCTTTGCTTTTAACTCAGCCGTTACTGCCTACTCACTACCGGCTACTGCCGACTATGTCCTCAATGTCAAGTGGCAGACTATTGGCTCAACCAAAGAATGGCTCAATGTCCGTAGGTATGACACAGACAAGACTGCCAACACAACAGCATTTACTAATGGTAAGACCATCAATATCTTTGACATGATTGATCCGGGCAGAACTGTTCAGGTTATCTATGCTAAGGCTCCATCTGTTATGTCAGCAGAGAATGACATTTTTGAAACAGTAACTGGTCTGCCATCTTCTACTATCGATGTAATTGTTTACGGAGCTATTGCTCGACTTATCGTTGGTTCAGATGCTGCACGAATCCCAAGCCAGTCAGTAGAAGCAGACATGATGGATCAATCCAAGCCAATCGGTGGCGGAACTTCCGTTGCACGATTCTACCTTGGTCTATACCAGCAACGACTACAGCAAGAAGCTGCTGGCCTTCGAGATCTTTATCCACCCCGACTCCACTATACGAGGTAACCAATGGCCCAGAAAAGATACTACGCCTCAACAGCAAAACAGGCATCGCTATCAACAGGTATTGATAGTACTGTTCAATCACTCACGCTTGACCTAGTAACAGGTTTTCCAAGCAACTACCCTTACACCTTGGTTATCGATCCAGATACCAACAAAGAAGAACTCATCAGCGTTACTTCATCCGGTGGTGGAACTACTCTCAATGTAACTCGTGGTGCAGATTCCACAGCAAATGTGGCTCACTCCGCAGGAGCTACGGTTCGCCATGTTGTTTCTGGTCAGGACTTCAACGAGTTCTCAGCTCACATTGGATCTGCTGCTATTCCAACAACAGCAGGTGTCCACGGAGTAACCGGTAATGTGGTCGGCGATACAGATGCACAGACTCTCTCAGCCAAGATTTTATCTGGTGCAGTTATTGCAACAGGTGGTATTCAGTTTGAAGGAACAACTGCCGATGCTTTTGAAACTACTCTTACAGTAGTTGATCCAACAGCAGATCGAACAATTACTCTTCCTAATGCAACTGGCACAGTAACCCTTGATGGGGTTGCATCGACTCTTACATCTAAGATAGTCACAAGCGGAACCTTGGGTTCTGATCTTGCTGCCGGTGGATATAAAGTTACTGGTCTTGCTGATCCTTCAGCCGATCAAGATGCAGCAACCAAGGCTTATGTGGTTGCACGAATTGCTGACCTAACTACCGGAGCCCCGGCTCTGATGAATACTCTTGACGAGTTGGCGGCAGCTCTAGGTGATGACCCTAACTTTGCTACAACTGTAGCGACATCTATCGGAACTAAGGTAGCCAAGGCTGGCGACTCTATGACCGGTGCTTTGTCGATGGGCAATAACAAGATTACAGATCTTGCTACACCTACTGCATCTACAGATGCAACCAATAAGTCTTACATCGATACTCTTTATGGATCGACTACATCAGCAGCAGCTAGTGCAACATCTGCTTCTAACTCTGCTACAGCAGCTTCGACCTCAGCATCTAGTGCTTCAACCTCTGCTACCTCAGCAGCCAACTCTGCTACAGCCGCTGCTACTTCAGCATCATCTGCAAGCACATCTGCATCGTCAGCAGCATCTAGTTACTCATCAGTAATTGGATTGACTGGTTCTGGTCTTGTCCGTGATATGGGATCTATTACAGATGCCGATACGACATCGACTACCTATATCAACATTGCAACCATTGCAGCATCAGCACAGACATCTGCCACAAGTGCAGCAACCTCTGCCACTTCAGCATCTACTTCTGCTACCTCTGCTGCTAACTCAGCAACAGCGGCTACAACTTCTGCATCTAGTGCATCTACCTCGGCATCGAGTGCAGCTACATCTGCATCATCTGCTGCTACCTCTGCCACTTCGGCAGCGGCTTCAGCAACTGCTGCTGCTAGTGCAATCCAAGGAACAGCATTTACTGCAAAGGGTGTAATCCTTGTAGGAACAGGAACAAGCACTTATGCTGCACAAACTGTTGGATCCGATGGACAGGTTCTTACTGCCAACTCTGCTCAAGCAGATGGAGTTGAATGGACAACGGTTAGTGCCTTGCCATCACAGACCAGCAATGCTGGAAAGTATTTAACAACCAACGGAACAGCAGCTTCTTGGGCAACAGTTACAACAGATCCGGTTCCAGATATTTTCATGATGATGGGAGCATAAGATGCCTAGTTCATTTGCAATTCAACTCCGTAGAGGTACTACAGCAGAACACTCTACATTTACAGGTTTGGTTGGTGAAGTAACAGTCGACACCACCAAGGACACCCTCGTTGTTCACGATGGTTCCACAGCCGGAGGGTATCCTTTGGCTAAAGCATCAGAGATTAGCTCTGGTGGCTTAGATCCGTTTCTACTCATGGGAGCATAAACATGGCATATAAAGTACTTGGTCAGCTTGCCGCTGCCGCAACAACTGAAGAAGGTCTATACGCTGTACCTGCTTCTTCTTCAGCAGTAGTATCATCAATCGTAATTGCTAATCGTGGGGCAACAGCAACCACATATCGTTTGGCAGTAAAGCCAACAGCAGCTACAACATTAGCTAATGTCCACTACATTGCATACGATGTACCAATCGCTGCTAACGATTCAACAGTATTGACAATAGGCGTTACATTGGCAGCAACCAATGCAATTCGTACATACGCAGGTAACGCAAACCTTACATTCTCAGCATTCGGTTCTGAAAACTAATTAACAGATAAGGGTAAACAATATGGCTATCAGTAGAGCTTCTACTTCAACCGTGGGTAATCGTTTGCCCAAGTCTCAAAAGATGTGGGATCGAGTAACACCAAATTTCAAATCATTAGATTGTTTCAATGATGGAAGCCAAGTGCATTGGTGGAAGTTAGAAGATACAACAGATGAAAATGGAAATGCTAATTTATCCAACTTTAATGGAGTTACATTTACTTCAGGCATAAATGGTAATGCTGCTACATACGATGGAACGCTCAAGTCACTATGGAAAGATTCAAATACCACAATGGTTGGCAATGGACCTAGAACATATAGTGCTTGGGTGTTTACAAATACTGGTGCAACTGGAAGACAGTTGATTTATGGTCAAGGTGGATTTTCAAGCAATAATCAAAACTTTGATCTTGAGGTAAACAGTTATCATTCAAGTGGAATTAGCGATAGTTATGGTTTACATTGGTGGGGAAATGGTTGTAAGTTTGATTCAGCTACAACTCTCTATAACCAATGGGTACATCTTGTATTAGTTTTTGATGGTGGCTCATCATTTAATCTAACAAATACAAGGCTTTATCTTAATGGTGTTAAGAAAACACTAAACTCTTTTATTACAGGTTCTGGTGGCGGTTTCACAATTCAAAGTACAAATAAAATAAGAGTTGGAACTCGTTATGCACCAGGGTTAGATGATCTCCCAGTAAATGGAAAAATAGATCAGGTTCGTATTTTCAAAAAATCACTAACCGATGCTGAAGCATTGGCACTTTACAATGGGGGTGTTCCAGTCTAATGGCTATTAGAAAATTAGCTTCTACAGGTTTAACTACCGATCCTCGGTCAAACGGTCTATGGGATGGAAAAACATCTAACTATGGACTGGTTCCACTTGCTTGGACTTCTTTATCTGGAAGTCAAACAAACATAACAATAAGTTCAATACCTACTGACTACCAAGGTCTTCGAGTTGTAATGTGCCTTCGCAATACTGATTCAAATTTTTATACTGGTCATAATTTTAATATCAATTCTGATAGTGGTGCAAACTATGCACGGTGGGCTATGAACAATACTGGCGATGGAAACAACCAAGTTCAATGGACTGGTGGTTTTGGGCAAAGCACAAATACATATTTTTATTCACAAGGAACATCAAACACATCACAATATTATGGTGTTAATGTGATTGATTTTATTAACTATTCAAATACATCACAACACAAGGGATATACACATAACTACTGGCAAAATACTTTAACAAGATCTGCTGCTAGTCATTACGATAGAGGATTTGTTCAGCCAAACCTTGCAAGTTGGGGATCAACCGCAGCGATAAACTCATTTACAATCTTTGGTAATTTTGCTTCTGGTAGCACAGTTGGCGTTTATGGATATAAGAGAGCTGGTCAATAATGGCATTTGGCATACCTATAGCAAGCGTTGAAGTAACATCTGCTAATCAACTAGCTACACTTAACTTGGCTAACATTAGCCAAGAGTATACCGATCTATACATAATTGCTAATTTCAAAACAACAGCAACTGCTGATTGGTTTACATTTATTGTAAATTATGATGGATCAAATACTTACGAAAGAAATGGTTGGTATAAAGGAAACGCAACTACTCCTATTGGAATGTCTAATGCTAGTGTTCCAAGAATTTATGGGGAAAGAATTGCAGATGGTTCAACAGATCACAATGCAAATGAATTCAGCACAGTAATCATAGAGATTCCAAACTACTCAAATACATCTATGTACAAACAACTATATTTTCGTGGTGGAAAAGTTGGCACAAATCCTGCATCATCTACTGGATTTATTTGGAATGCTACTGGTTTATATGCATCAACAAACGGAATATCAAACATACAAATTATTTGTGATGGGGCTTCTCCAATATCAATCGGATCAACCATAGACATTTACGGAACAAAAAGGTTAGGACTATAATGGCTAATAACTCTCAACCAATTCCAATCTCATATGTGTCACTTGGTTCTAGTGCATCATACATAGAGTTTGCTAATATTCCACAAGGGTTTGCACATTTATATATTGAAATGTGTTGTAGAACTACAGATAGTGGATCTGTGGTAGTTAGCGGATATTTTAATACTGATTCAACACAGACAAATTATGCATATTATACAATGCAAGGATCTTTAACTAACACTATTAGTGGATATGGAGCTGGTGATACTTGTTGGCTTGGTATTCAAAACCACGGTTCAACAACATCTAACTCATTTGGAACTGCAATAACAATTATTCCAAACTATTCAAAATCAGATAGGCAAAAAAGTTGGTACATGAAAGGTGGAGTATCTGCTAATAGTTCTGGAAATATTTACTATGAAGAACTACAGGGTTTGTGGAGAAACACCGCAGCAATAACAACTATTAGATTCTCTCCCGCTGGTGGATCATTTACAACTGGAACATCTATTGCAATATATGGAGTAAACAATACAAATACTATTGGTGCAGGCAATGCACCAACAACTACACCTTAAGGAAGGTAACAATGTCAGAAACATTAACGAAGTTAATTCTTGATTGCGAAACTGGAACTGAAACCATTGTTCCTTTAACACCAGAAGAAATAGCAGCACATGAAGCACGACAAGCTGAATGGGAGACAATGATGGCAACAAGACAAGAAGAAGAAACTGCTAAGGCAGCAATTAAAGAATCTGCTAAAGCAAAACTTGTAGCAGGAGAACCTCTTACCGAAGAAGAAGCAGCAGCAATCGTTCTTTAAGGTTTGAAACAGGGGCAGTTTCGGGAGTGTCCTCGCCCAATGTCGTAAGTAAGAACTCTCATAATTTTCTATAAGGAGTCCGAGTGGTATTAAAGGTATCTAAAGCACCAGACATTTCAGAGTCCGTAATCCTCGACCTTACTGGTCGAAGCTCTCAGTATTACGATCCAAACACTTATGCCTTTGATGTCGCTATTGGTGGTCTGCCATTCCTTTTGAATGTGAATGACACAACTCCTTATCGTAGATCTACTGCACGATGGAAGTATGAGCGTGTTGACCAAGCTCGTGAACCGGGTGAGCAGACACTTGACTCAGGTCTATGGGTTCGATCTCAGACATCTTTTCACCTTGGTGAAGGTATCCAGTTTCAGGAAGCACTAGAAGGTAACGCAGAACAACTACGCTTCCGTTACTACACAGGACAGGGCATTGACCCATGGACTCCGGGCCAGATCTCTTTACTTAAAGATACAACCAAGCTTTTCCCAGCAGCGACTAACTCATCTGGAAGAGTAATCTCACTACCTGCCACCATTAGTGGTGTTGATTATGTATTGCACATTGATTGTGCAGCAGCAAGTGGAACTAATATTCGTGTTGCCAGAGTTACAGCAAGCGGAACATCTACTTCACTTATCCTTGGATCTGCTTTATCTACTGAGATCCTAGCGGCAGAGACAGATGGAACAACCCTTTATCTTGCCACCGCTACATACATTTATGATTACGATCTAACAGCAGCAAGTCCAACACTTCATCAGCATTACCACATCAATACTGCCAACGCTACAAGCGTTGTCTTGCAGTATGTAAAGAACCGCATCATGGCTGGTGTTAGTTATGTAACTGGAACTACACCAATAGCGGCAGTATATGAACTTCCTTTTTCTGGTGGTCATGGTGGTGGACATACCAACCTTTCATCTATTACTCCAGTAGCCAATACAACTACTGTGCCTATTGGTTGGATCTGGTCTGATATTGCTGAAGGTCGTGGTGCAATTTATGTAGCAGGTTATGCTGGAGATAAGTCTGCAATCTTTAAGATTTCTCCTGACTCATCTGGTGCCTTGGGTGCTGCCGTATCAGTAGCAGACATCCCTCGAGGCGAGACAGTTCGATCACTCTTTGGGTACCTTGGAACCTATCTTGCTATCGGAACCTCTCGTGGTGTCCGTATTGCAGCCATTGCAGATGATGCAACTATCGTCTATGGCCCATTGATTTTTAATACAACTAATCCAATCCTTGGTTTTGCAGCTAGAGACTCTTACATCTATGCAGGTGTCAAGGCTGGTATTGGTGGTGCCTCTGGTATCTATCGTATCTACCTTGGGCAACTACTGGATGATGGAACCTATCCATATGCCACAGATATTGTTGCATCTGGAACTACTGGATCAGTAGATGCTTTGGGATTCTTCCCAACATCTGCACAACTATTCTTCTCTGTTCATTCAAGTGGAACATGGTTGCAACACGCAACCAATCTAGTTGCTGAAGGAACACTTCAGACGGCCATTGTAAACTGGGGAACGCTGGAAAAGAAAGCATGGAAGCGTGTCCGTGTTGAGACCGGAACTCTTAATGGAAACATTGAAATCTATGCAGATGCCAATGAAGGTCGTACTCAGATTACAACCCTGACTACTGGTAACTCATACAATACAGACTTCGATCTATCTGCTGCTTATGCATCTACTCAGGTTAATGGCCAGTTAGCCTTTACTTTGTATAGAAATGTAGATGATGCAACCAAAGGTGCAGTTATGAAGGGCTATGCCATCAAGGCTATCCCTAGCCCTACTCGATCACGCCTTATTCAACTTCCGTTAATGTGTTATGACTTTGAATCAGATCGCCGTAACACTCGTTATGGAACTTTAGGCGGAGCTAAGTTTCGCCTAGCAGCTTTAGAGACTGTTGAATCAAACGGTGCAACAGTTCTTGTGCAGGACTTTACATCTGGTGAAAACTTCGATGCTGTTATTGAAGAGATTGCCTTTACAAGAATGACCCCACCATCTGGCAATAATGAGAACTTTGGTGGAATCATTACCATTACTATGAGAACGGTAGTCTGATGTCACCTATGGACTGGGCAGCATTTACAGTATCTATCCTTGCAATTATTGGTGGCTTTGCTGCCGGTATTCGCTGGATGGTTATCCACTATTTACAAGAACTTAAAACCAATGGCGGCTCAAGCCTCAAGGATCAGGTCAATGCCCTACAAATAAAGGTAGACTTGATATATGAAATCGTCACATCCAAGCGAAAGTAAATACCCTAACTGGTTTAACATTGCAGCTAAGGGTTACTTCACCGAATATCTGCAAGAGTTCAAGGGTAAACCAAACCTTCACTTCCTACAGATAGGTGTCTATACCGGTGATGCCAGCCTATGGCTGATGCAGAACATACTTACTGACAAGAGTTCCATCCTTACGGATGTTGATACTTGGCAGGGATCTGAT